ATTCAATACTATTTTTCATTTTTCAAAATTTTTAATTATTATTTTCTCTTTTTCAATTCTATCTTTAATGCAACCAGAGAACGCTGCACTAAATCTCTTTCTTGTTTTTTATTTTCCTCTTTTTCCTTATGTATAGCCAATGAGCGTTTTGCTAAAGTTAAATCATCTGCACTCGGATAAGCTGGATAAGTTACTGGAGAAACATCATAAAGCTTTTTTACTTTGTTGATAGTTCGTATTTCCCCATCTGCAGTTGATTCCCAAGTGTCGGATTCAATCGTAAAAGCAAATGAACTCTGCGTTATATCTTTGCGCTCCATAGACACTATTAAATCTCTACCATAAGTAGTATCTGGCACATCAAATGAGTACTGTAATCCCTCATCTGTTTGCTCTAAATTAAGAGTACCGCTTGTAGTTCTTGCAAGCAATAGATTTGGATCATGATTTACCAATGCTCTCACATCATCAGTTAATACATTTTCAAAAGCATTTGGGGCAATCACTTCTCTAAAGCCGCCTAAATCACTTGAAAGCTGATTAAATACTGCAGCATGGCCTGTTATAGTAGTTGTACCATCTTCTCTTTTTTCAGTTCTGGTTTCAATGTTAAAATATCTTTTTTCCATAGTTATAGTTTTTTCCCATATATTTTCAACCTTTCTTGTAAAAGGTTTATTCCTTTCTGTATCGTAAAAGCTATCATGCTTTTCCTTTTTTACCTCTTCTCTTATTTCTTCTTTTTTTTCCTCTTCTATCTTATCTCTTAAATTCTCGCTCCATCTAATAGCAGCATCTCCACCCCATAAAGCCCAAGCTATGCGGCCAGCACTTGGATAACCATCCTCTCCTACATTAAAACCCTCTGCATCTTTATCTACTTCATGCCTTTTTAGATAAGCATACATTTTAATAACTCTTTCAATAGTCATTTCATCATCTAAAATCATTTGAGCAGTTTTAACTCCTACTTCAGTTCCACCTCTGCCAAATTCTTTTCTCCAATCCAATCCTTTTTGCGCTTCCTCTTGCATCCCCTCTGTAACGCTTAAATCAATATCCTCTAAAGCTCTTTCATCTTCCATTTCATCACTTGCATAAGTAAAAAGAATCTTCATAGTATCGCCATCATCTCCCTCTACATCAATAATTATTTCTCCTTTGCTATGCAGCTCATCCATTTGCTCTTTGGTAAAATTCATTGTATAATCTACCTCATCAGCTATTGCATTTTGATAATAGCCCTCATTGTCTTTTTCTGCAGCTTCCTTTGAATCATAAATGCAAGCTCCAGTTTCGCCCCATTTCCATTTGCCGTTATCACATTCTTTAGCTGGCATCTTCTCCAATTTTTTCTATTGTTGTCATATTCATTTGCATAAAGTGCTTATCTCCACCCTCAATAGAGTTAAGATTTTCTTTTTGCCTTACTTCATTGATGCTCATATAGCCATTAGTTATAGCTGTTTTGTACGCTTCATTTCTTGTTTTTACATCTCCTCTCAATAAACCATTTACATTAAACTCAATAAATGATTTGCCCAGCTCATTTTTTCTAAATAGCTTGTAGTTCATTTCATTCTCTATCCTTGTAATATAAGGCATAAGAGTATAGGTAACAAATTCTTGGCTTTGCATTTCTATATTGTTAAAGCTGGATTTGCTTAAATCTTTTAGCATGTGAGGAGGAATGTTAAATATCCTTGCAACTTCCTCTATTGAAAATTGCCTGCTGGATATGAATTGCGCTTGATCTGGACTAATACTTATTGGCTTAAAGTTAAGGCCCTCTTCCAATATTATAGTAGAGTTGCTATTTTTTAATTGTGAGTAAGTATTGGTAAAAGAGTTTCTTAATCTTTCAATAGCTTGCTCACTTAATGCTCTATCTGTAGAAAGTACTGAGCTTGGCTTTGCGCCATTTTGGAAAAATGTAACTCCAAATTCCTCTATATTTAAACCCCAGCTTAATGCCTTTTGGCATTGGTCTATAGGGCTTATTCCATTAATGCCATCATCAGTTAGCGTTTTAAAATGCAAAACATCTGCAGCATCTAAAACTCCACCGCTATTTACTTGGTAAAAAAGCTCTCCCTCATTTATTACTACAGTTACATTGTCTGGATTTATTGGCAATAATTGTATTGGTCTACCACTTCCATCTCTTACAATTTGTACATAGCTATTGCCATCAGTACAAATGCTCATCATTATATACTCAAAGAAAGTTATTTTGTTCTGGTAATTGTTAGGCCGATATTTTATTAAATCATAAATTCTACTATTTGAATCTTCTAACTTATCTCCATTGGCTTGCTTTGTATATACTGAACAAGGCAAAGATGATACGCTTTCGGAAAGTAATCTAATTGCACACCAAACAGCTGTAAGCGTTAATGCTTTGTCATTGTCAATAGTTCCAGCTTGTGGGAAAATAGTGTTAAGGGATAACCCTCTTTTTTCAGTTTCTTTTTCTTTTCGAGTAAATAAGTTTGTGATAAAATCGGTAATTGCCAATGCTATATATTTTTAGGAATTTGCAAGAATACAACTATAAAATAACTCTTTTGTGCAACTATTTTGCATTTATTCCAATTTTGATTTTAAGGCGTTTTTTATGCGTTTTAAGGGCTTTTCTCCTTTCTGGCTTATCCTTACTTCAAAAAGTTGAGAAAATCGAACAGCTGCAAATCCCTCGATAAGAAAAAATTGATAAAAAAATCCTATATTTTTATTATGTTAAATAGAATTTTTAAGTTTTATTCTCCTATCTCGGCAATTTCTATAGCTATTATAGTCCGAATATTTACGCTTGCCAAAGTGTTTTTCATGCTCTATTTCAGTTCTTTCATACGCTTCCAAATAGGTTTTTGTTTCCTTTGCGTACTTCCAAAATCTTTCATCAAATCCATTAGGGCTTAATAAAGCCAGTATTTCTAAATCTATTTTCATAATATTAAAAGGCCTCTATTATCATAAATGCTATCTCCATCTTTATCCTCTGTCATATATTCAGCCAGAGCCATTATAGTTGCTGCAACTCCATCAATTTTTTCCTTACTTTTTTTCTTACTTGGCTTATGGTTATCGGCTGCATCTATCTCCAATTGCACATTTCCCATCATCCATCTTAATACTGGATTTCCATCATGCTGAATTTCTTTAGCTAAAATTAGTTTCTCAAGTTGTTTTGTTGGAGCTGATAAGCTGGCAAATCCTTGCCCTAATGGACTCATATTAGCGCCATCTCCCACCAAATCTATTACAAGCTGGCTGGAGTTCCAACGATCGTAGGACAGGCTTTGAATCCTATATTTTTTAGATAGCTCATTTATCTTTTTTCTTACAAAAGAATAATCTGTTACATTGCCGTCGGTTGCTATAATGTGGCCCTGGATTATCCAGCTCATATAATCAACCCCATCTCTATCTCCTCTTGCTTTAGCGTTATCTCTTGGAACGAAAAAGTAAGGTTTTATTTTGAAAATATTATCTACTCTAAAGAGTAAAACAAAAGCTGTAATATCTCTTGTTGATGCTAAATCCAATCCACCCCAGCATTCCATGCCACTTAAATCTCCCAGCTCTCCCTGGCAATCCATCCAATCTTTGTCACTCATCCACTTGACTTCATTTTCAGTCCATTGCGAAAGATGAAGCCGCCTAAAGGTATTCATATAACTTGGAATATCTAATGCCTTTTGGCTTTCTCTTTTCATGTATTCCTTTTTTAAGCTCACTCCATAATTAGGATTGGCTTTTTTCCAGGTTTCTTCTTTTGTAATATCATCTTCAATATCTGCCTCATAAATTATAGGAAGAAATGAATCATCTTTAATGCTACCATCTAAAACTTTCTTTGCATAAGAATATACCTCAAAACAAACGCTTTGCTTATTATAGCCAGCTGTAGTAATAGCCACCACTAATGGCTGCCTCCTACTTCCAGTTGATGTTAAAAGCGTATCCCATAAATCCCTATTTGATTGAGTATGCAGCTCATCAAAAATCACACAATTAGCATTGAAGCCATGCTTGGTTTTACTATCAGAGCTTATGGCTTGAAAGTAATTACCCTTGCTTTCATTTACAATTGAGTTTCTTAATACCTTTGATCTTGCTGAAAGTTCTGGATTGTTTAGAATCATTTGCTTTGCAATTTCATGTACTAATCCAGCTTGGTTTCTATCTCCAGCGGCAGCATATATTTCGCTCCCTCTTTCATCATCTGCAAAAAGCATATAAAGAGCAATGCCAGCTGTAAGAGTAGTTTTACCATTCTTCCTACCTACCATAATTAAGCACGTTCTGTATTGCCTTAAATTAGTTTTTTTATTCTTCCATCCAAAGAGTTTTTTTACTATTTCTTTTTGCCATTTTTCCATTAGTAGTGGCTGCCCAGTAAGCTCTCCTTTTGTATGAGTAATAAATTTCTCAATAAAACTTACAGCTCTATCCGCTGCCTCTTTATCATAATAGTATTTACTCATTAATCAAAATAATTTATTTGAGTGTTATTAGTTATTTTAGGAGCTGAAATACTTGCTCTTGCTACTGGAGTTAATCCAAATTGAGTAGCCAATTTCATTGCTTTATCTAATGCATCCTTTGCAATCTTTTGATAAGGTACTGCTTGAGCGTGTTTTAATGTGCCATCTGAATTCTTAAATATTTGAATCCTCCCTTTTTCTCTTAACATTATTTCAGTTTCAATATATAAACTCATCTCATTACAATAAGCTGCTATAAATTGCAAATCAATTTGATGCAGCATTTGTAAATTGAAAAGCTGATTGGTTACTTTATACCATTCTTCTTTTCCTATTTCAGAAAGCCATTGGGGAGCTGCTGGTAACTCTTGGCACACATCAACTTGCATCTCATTATTTGTTGCCCTTGAAACATCCAGCGTTCCTTGCATTTCCTTTACCTTTGTAGGTAATTTTTTTCTTCCTTTACCCACTTATTTTTTCAGCTTTTTTGCCAGTGTATTGCTCCCATCTTTCTATTATAACATCACAATATTTTTCATCTAATTCCATACCATAACATTTTCTATTAAGTTTTTCTGCTGCTATTAGAGTTGATCCGCTACCTAAAAATAAATCTAATACTATTTTCTTTTTTTGAAGTATATTTTCAATAGCCATAACTGCTAAATCCACAGGTTTTTGAGTTGGATGTAAATAAGAATTTGCACTATCTTTGCCAACACTCCAAACACTACCAAGCCTTTTACCTATAATTTCTGCTCCTCTATGATAAACTAAAGCAAGTTCATAATCAGTTAAAAATGTTTTTTTTAGATCTCCTATTCCACCCCCTCCTTTATCCCATACTATTATATTAGATAATTCTCCTATGCCTTCACAAAATTCAATCCATTGTTTTAGAACTTTCCAAGAAGTCCATACAAATACAAACCCATTTGTATAAATAGGCAAATTATTTATCCATTCAGTAATAAAAGTATTATCATTTTCTAATACATTAAATTTGTCGGTTTTAATTCTCATATTAGATTGATAAGAAACACCATAAGGAGGATCGGTAAATACCATGTCCGCTTTCTCTCCATTCATTAGTTTATCCACATCATCAGAGCTTGTGCTATCTCCACACATTATTCTATGCTCCCCAAGTTGCCAAATATCCCCACGCTTTACTTTGCTTTCTTTTACTTCTGGAATTTCATCATCTTCTATTAAGCCATCAATTATTTTTTCATCTGGCTCAAATAATTCATCAGGAGTAAATCCCCATTCAGTTAATTCTTCATAATCAAAATATTCTTTAATTAAATCATCATCAAAGCTCCCCCCATTTTTATTAAGCCGAATGTTTAACTCTCTTTCTTTATCTAATGTTAAATCTATTTGATTGCAATCTATTTCATCATTGCCTAACTCTTCCCAAATTTTTAATCTTTGATGCCCACCAATTACAATATCTTTTCTCTCTTTATTTATGTTAATTATTATTGGCTCAACTAAACCGAATCTCATTAAGCTTTCTCTTAAATCAAATTCCTCAACTGGAGTAATCTTTCTGGGATTGTACTCTGCTCTAATTAAATCTTTTATTTTTCTTTTTGTTATTTTCATTTTATTATTTTTTTAAGCTTGGCTCTGTTCTTATTAGGTAGGGAATGCCCTCTTGCGTTTGCGTTTCCATATATTTTCCACACTTACAAAGAGCTTCTTTTACTCTCCATTTTTTTTCTACAAAAATTAAAGTTTGCTTTTGTAATTCTTTTTCCTTTTTACATTTTTTACAGATGAATAAAGCCATTTGTTTGGTTTTAGTTTGAGCATAAACTGATATAGCTACCCATATATCCAATTTTGCGATATCGATAGCGAA